ATTCAGAATATTGCTTGTAGTCACGAAAACAATCTGGGGCTATTGGATTTTTATTGGGGTTCATTGGTGGAGGGGGACTATCAAACAAATCTAATTGCACAACAATCCCCCAGTTCTTTAGAAGGGCAAGTCCCCGTCATCCAAAGTTTCGACAGGGGGAGCCTTACGTGTTGGCTGGCTCACCTGACGAGCCTGTTGCTCTTTAGGTTTGACAGACAACGAGAAGAACTTCTTGCCGTCTTTGCTTTCCTTGATCCAACCACTTAGCCAGCAGTCCACACCATTGAAGTTGATGGAGCCGCTGTAGTCAGGGTGAGAGTCTTGGGTTTTCTTGTCCTTGTTGTTGAACAGAACACCTCGGTTGGTATTGTCGAATTCAGCCATTTGATTTCCTTATTGAGCTTTCTTAATTGCACTACGGGTAGTGGAAGACAATTGTCCCCACAGCCACACTTTTTGATCAGACTCAAGCGCTGCCTCGTCAACCATTTCCTTGGCTTCCTTTGCTTTACCTTTGCTGACCAATTCCTCGCAAGATGCTGCCATCTCGGTGAGAAACTCTTTTTCCTCGTCAGGGATGTCGTTGCCGATGTCGCCCTTTGGAGTGATAACTGGACCATCGCCCTTCTTGCCTACTGTTGCATCAAGCGCATCGTGTTCAACGATCTCAAGCGCTGCAACCCACAAATAACGGCGGATGTATGTTTGTACTGCCCCAAGGTTTTGAACCTCATGACAGCCCTTTAAAGCAGCCGTAGACATGGGGCTGGTGATGACAATAGTCTCTTCCATCTTCTCAGTGTTAATGATGGTCATCTTTGCAATGTCAACATTGAAACTGATTACAGATGTCAGGCCAACTTCCTTGAAGATCTGCAGTGCAGGGATAACGAAGTCACCCAGCTCAAAGTACTTGTAGCCAGCAAACTTGTTGAGGCCAGACTTTTTGATGGGGGCGGCATGGAAGCGCTCACGGGCCTCGTTTAGTTTTTGATAGACGTTCATTTTTTTACCTCAATTATTTCTGGATTGATTAGTTCATTAGCAAATTTCAATGCTCTATCTTTTGGTTGGTCGTAATGGAATGATTCAACGTAAACCCACGAAAAATCAAACCATTCTTTTTTTTCAACACACCAAAACCCGCGAGGATCTTTTTTTACTCGCACTCTCATTTGTTTGCCTTTACATATGCAATGTCAAATTCTTGATTGATGATTTCATCTTGGCTTGCCTTGTCCAGCTCAGTAAATGTGCGCCATGCACGTTGATCACAGTCGCAGCCACCATTGCCTTCTAAAACCAGACAGCAAGCGCAATACCTGTTGTCGCTGTCTTCAAACTCAGCAATGATCGTTTCGTAAAAGCCTTTAGATTTCATTGGATTCCCTTTGCAAAATATTTTCCAACCGTTCAATTGTTCTGTCGCGCACCAAGTTAATGATGTTCGTGCCATCAACGGTTTGTATCTCGTCAATGTTGAACATGTTCTCGTAGATGCGGTGATAGAAGAGGATTAGTTTGATGTCATCAAACTTGATGTGACGCACATACTGACCTGTCTTCAGGTTCCATGTGGTGTAGTTGTCTGTCCATTGCATTAGATTACTTTCATTAAGATTGAGAAACCAATTATGCCAATGACGTAGAGAATTACAACAACAAAAATGTTATTACGTGGACGTTTGTAATGCTCTATCCCCGATGCGTATTCGTGTGGGTATGCTTCCATCCGTGAACGTGGGAAACAACGTGTTGTTGGGTTCAAGTCAGTCAATGGCATTGTTGTACTCCCTGTCTTCTAAGTCGTCTTCAATTGCTTTGATCACTTCAGCATATTCTTTTGGTGTCAAGTCATCAGTGATGTCTTGCTCGATGCCCTCATCATTGATGTATGTGACTGTGATCTCATAGTCCACTGGCAAGCCAACTGAATCGTCACCATCAATGATGTTGTACTCAACGTCAACATCAAAGTAGTTGTCGCCAACATATGTAATGTGTGTGTAGAAGCTCATTTGATTTCCTTGAATGGGTCGCCAAAGGTGGAGCTGACACCAGTGTGAAGGTTGAACAGGTCGTTGCCGCGCTGCTGGATAACTTCACCGTGATCACCAAACCACATGTCACCACACTTGATGAATGTATCGCCTGTGTCTGACTGCTTTAAGTTTCCTGTGTCCGTGTAAACGTGACCAGAAAAGAGATCTACCTTAATCATGCTCTAGCTCCTTCATTTCGTTGATTGCCTGAATCACTTCAGAAATCGTTTTACATTCAAAGTCACACCAATCGTTGATCAACTTGACCGCCAGATTGAGTCCTGCGTTATGTCCTTGTTGCCAAGCTTCTAACTCTGTCATAGCCTTCCTTTCATTAAATTGTTGGCGTAGAAGTAATGTACATCAACTTTGCTTCATGTCTATACAATTTTTTCAATATAGAATCAAAACACGATAAAGAAAATCAATCGACAGCTATACAGTAGTCGTGTACTATACAGCCTTCATTAACTGGAGATGCTATGAAGATCGAAGACTTAGAGAAACACGCTACGTGCTACAAGATTGCCAAGATGCTGGGTGTCACGCCTACATCGATCTACCAATGGAAGAAGACAGGCAAGATCCCACCACTGCGGGTGTACCAGCTCAAAGAAATGAAGCCAGAGTGGTTTCCCAAGGAGAAGTAATGAAGTACATGATCGGCTTTCCTATCGCTTGGTTGGTTGTCTATCTCATGTTTGCTTTTATTGCTCTTAGTTGGTCACCAGCCGATTGGAGTGAGAACTACCGCATCTTCTGTGCTGTTTGTGGAATGGTTTGGGGTGCGATGCTGTCTTACCGCATCAGTCAGGATTGCCAATGGAGCTACTGATTGCCGCCCTTATTGTTGATTGGTTTTTGGAGGGACTATGAGTAAAGGTTCAAACCCACGCCCCATACCTAACCCTGAGAAGTTCAGAGATAACTGGGACCAGATTTTTGGAAAAAAGGAAAAGAAATGAGTAGTTTTGCAGAAGTAGAGTTAGATGTTATTCGTTGGTCTGAAGCACGAAAGATCATTCCTAACAGTACACCTTTGGCACAGTCAATCAAAGCTGTAGAAGAGATCAACGAGCTTGTAGATGCCCTGCGTGAAGGCAACAGGTTTGATGCCATCGATGCTGTTGGAGACACGGTTGTTTGCTTGATAAACGTGTGTGCCTTGATGGATGTCAACCTGACAGACTGCCTAGAAGCTGCCTACAACCAGATCAAGGACCGCCGTGGCTATATGAATGCCGAAGGTATCTTTGTCAAGGAAGCATGATGAGTGCCTTGGACAGCCAGCAAGGTGGTGATCACTACAAGTCAAAGGCTATCCAGCCCATTGTCTACATTCATGCCAACGGGCTTGGATTCTGCGAAGGTAATGTAGTCAAGTACATCACCCGTCACAAAGAAAAGAATGGTGCAGAGGACATCCGTAAGGTTATCCACTACTGCGAATTGCTATTGGAATTGGAGTACAAAAATGAAACACTATGAAATCACAATTTATTTAAGAGATACAGAAGAGAGAAGTAACAGTTTAAAAATCTTTGAACAGACCATTGATTTTGACTACATGAGGCAATTCAATCCAGCAATGATGCAAAAAATTGTGGCAGTAATTAACAATCTGCAGGTTCCAACTGGTCTTGACCCATTAGGTGAATAAAAATGAGTGAAGTAAACATCATCCTGACAGACAAAGAAGACGGGACCCTTGGTATCCGTATCGTTACTGACGCACCTGAAGACTCTGGTGCAAGCATTCTTGCAAAGATGTTCATTGAGTTTGTAGGCCAGCTACAAGACCAAGAGCAAGCACCTAAGATCATCACAGGGGAATAGCATGGGCGAGATATTTGCATTGGTTTGTTTTGTAGCTTGGTTGACTCACATCTTCACTTGCTTTTCTTATGCTTACTGGGGTTTTTTGGTAGCTGGTGCTATCTTTTTCCCCATTGGCATCCTGCACGGGTTTTTTCTCTGGTTTACCTGATATACAATGTTTTGAAACACGGCTAGGTCTGAAGTCATGAGCAGACCGAAAAGAGTACCTCCCTCCTGCCGCAGTTTCTTTCTGGAGGTTTGCGAGGATGCTTCAATGCACTACTACAAGTTCAACATTGCCGACTATCGGAAAGATACAGGCCACCTTTCAACTATTGAGCATGGCATCTATCGCCAGCTTATCGATTGGTATTACCTTGACGAACAACCTATTCCTCTAGAAACCCAAGTGGTTACCAGACGGTTACGTTTGGGTTCTGATGATTTAATTTTTGTCGAAAATGTACTGTCGGATTTCTTTCAAAAGACCGCAAAAGGCTATGTTCATAAACGCATAGAGTTTGACATTAAAGAATATCATCTACAAGCAGACAAAAACAAGGCCAATGGCAAGCGTGGCGGTAGGCCAAAGAAAACCCAGTCGGTTATTTCTGGGTTGCCAGATGAAAGCCAAAATAACCCTAACCAAGAACCACTAACCATAAACCATAAACCAAAGAAAGAGGCAACTGACGTTGCTGTTGTTTTTCCAGATTGGTTACCTTTGGAAACTTGGGATGCGTTTATCAAGATGCGTAAACGTATCAAGAAGCCACCAACCGACTATGCGGTGAAGTTGTTGATCAACAAGCTTGATGGGTTTCGTGCCAAAGGTCAGGACGTTAAGGAAATTCTTGAACGGTCCATCACTAGCAGTTGGCAAGACCTGTACGAGATTGCTTCTGTAAAACAGCCGTTCAACAAGTTTGACGCTATCACCACCACCGTGCCGGGCAGTAAGGAAAAGGACCCAGCCCTTGTCAAGCTTGACGAAGATGCCAAGAAGGCTGCTGCACCATCGTTGGAGACATTGCAACGACTTGCTGCTTTGCGTCAGGAGTTGAAAAATGGATAAAGGTCAAGCACACGCATTGTTGAACCAATTGAAGCTGGGGATGTATGTCTCAGAAGGAAAGATAAATGAAGCTCTCTACATCACAGGAGACTTGGACATTAACAAACTCGCGCCAAAAGCTTGTAGACCACTATGCACAGATGGCACTCAATCCTGCTACGTTAGGTCAAGCTCGTTGGAGGACGAAGGAATTGGAAGCGGATTCAAGTGGTCTATGGATTGGGATAGGAAAAGAGATAGCAACCAAGCTGCAGGAGTTAAGAAATGAGAAAGAAATACAAACCAAAACCGATCCGTCATGACACCCTAACCTACGTCATCTCTGGGTTCAAAAAGGTGGCAGACGTACCTGATGCTGGTATCAAGCTTTTGATACGTAACCATGCTGCCTTTGACGAGATACGTGAAGGCCGTGGAACCAAGGAACACGTAGATGTCTTGATTCACATGGTCAACATGATCGAAGCCCTTGCCCTGCTGCAATTGGGTAGAGATTGGTTGCCTGAGATACACCAAGCCCAAGATGTGATCTACAACCTTGCACAGCGTGGATTGCGCCTTAACCTTTTCATTTTTTACGGGCCTGAGATTGGAATCATTCAGCAAATCATGGAATTGCATGACGAACAACTCAAGAACTGCCCTGTGAAGCTGATGGAACAAGCATTGGACCTGATAGCAAAAGAGTACAAGCACAAGAAGATGCGCCGTATAGAAGCAAAGGAAATGGCATGACACAAGATGAAATCATTGAGATGGCTAGACAGGCTGGTTTACCAATAGCATGGATTTCAGAAACGGGGGTGTTGAAGTGGTCTGATCTTGAAGCCTTTGCCAAACTGGTAGCAGCTAAAGAGCGTAAGGCTTGTTTAAAGATTTGTGAAGCACAAGCATGGACTAACTATTGGGAAGGCGCAGATGTATGTGCTGATGCAATCCGAGCAAGAGGTGAAGCATGACTTTCACAGTCGAGTTCATTATTGATGGCCCACCGCACGGCAAGGGTCGCCCAAGGTTTCGCAGGTTTGGAAACTTTGTATCAACGTACACCGATGCCAAAACAAAGTCATACGAGACTTTGGTCAAAGAAGCTGCCACCAAAGCAATGGGGAACCACCAACCGCTAGAAGGCGCTGTAAGGCTTGATTGCATAGTCAGGCTACCTGTGCCTAAGTCGTACTCAAAGAAGCGCTTGGAGGCATGTTTAAATGGTTCTGAGTGGCCTTTGAAGAAGCCAGATTGGGACAACGTAGCCAAATCAGTAGCAGATGCCATGAACAACATTGTTTTCTTGGATGACACGCAGATCGTGATTGCTAGGGTAGTCAAGGTCTATTCTGCGGAGGCTGGTGTTGACGTAAAAGTTAGCGAGGTGCTGGATGACTAAGCACTTTGTTGATTGGACGGGCTTGGACTTCAAAGAGGACGAAAGCCAGTACGAGAAGTACCACAAGAAACCTGACCACTTCAAAGAATCGTTTGTAGGACCAAGGAACACTTGGGGTGGTGCTAGGCGTGGTGCAGGACGCAAGCCTTGGAAGAAGGTCGAAGAAAAAACAACAGACGGGTTGACTGTACAGTTAAAACTGAATAACATACAAGTTATGTTACTCAAAGAGCTGGGTAATGGAAGCTTGGACGCAGGTGTTCAGGCATTAATTGAAAAGGAAATGTAATGACTAGAGAACAAATATTGCAAATGATCAAGCTATTGTCAGCGTTGGAGTCTTGGGGATTTTCAAACAAACACATGTTTCCTGACTACTTGCATGACGATCTATGTCGTTCTGTAAAGATGCTTGAGGCGGAGTTGTTGAAATGAGTTGGCCTTTTCCCAGCTATCCACCAGTACCGTGGACAAAAGCACAAGAACAAGCGTATCAACAAGCGCAACGCGCACAACTGCCAGAGGCTCCGCTATGAGTAAAGAAGCAATGAAGCTGGCGCTTGAGGCGTTGGGGCTATTGGTCGAAGAACGGTCATCTGAAGCAATGGATGATGGTTACAAAGCCATCAAAGCCCTAGAAGAAGCACTAGCCAAGCAAGAGCAGAGTGAGCCTGTGGCGTGGGAGCTTGGAGCAGAAGTTTATTGGGGTAACTCGCCAGAAATGAGCGACTACGTTCGTAAAGAAGGAACACCTCTCTACACCACACCACAACCACCACAGCGCAAGCCGCTGACGGATGAGGAGATAGGCGCAATCCTTGAAGGTGTTAACGCCTATGGCACACGGCTATATACATTTGCCCGAGCCATCGAAGCCGCCCACGGCATCAAGGAGTAAGACATGAAAGGCGCTAGAGAACAAGCCAAACAAGAAGGTTTGAAGCACTATTTCACGGGTTTGCCATGTAAGCATGGGCATATTGACAAGCGCCAAACGTCAGACGGTACTTGCATGGCTTGCTCTAGAGAAAAGTCAGCCAAGTGGACATTGCTTAATCGTGAAAAGTATCTTGAACTAAAGACCGTTTCAAATGACAAACGTAAACACAAAAACCAAGCATACGCTCGGATGTGGAGGCAAACAAACCATGAAAAGAAAAATGCTATTGAAGCAAACCGAAGGGCATCAAAGTTGCAACGAACACCAGTGTGGGCCAATCATTCAAACATCAAGATGTTTTATGAGGTCGCAGAAGTTCTGAGCCGTGGCGGTGTGTTGTTTCACGTTGACCACATCATTCCGTTAAAAGGCAAAGAAGCCAGCGGATTTCATGTGGAAAACAATCTTCAAGTCTTGCCTTGGCATCAAAATTTAAGAAAAGGGAATCGTTTATGAAAATTGCAACAAGTGAACTTGAGCATTTGCGTGAAGAAGTAAAGAACTGCCATTGCATCATCAAGGATTTACAAAAGAAGCGTGAGTTTGTTGGGCTGACGGATGAGGAGCGTAAACAGCTTTGGCATGACTGGGAAAACGGGCATGTTGTAGAAGCAGTAGAAGCCAAACTCAAGGAGAAGAACACATGAAACTTAAATGGAATAAAGCGCCAGTTAAAACGCAATGGGGTCACGACATGGTTGAAACGTGCGTTGCGCTCGACAAAGACCACACGCTTTCCCTGTACTGCGAACGCGACCAGACGGACAAGGTGCCCAAGGTACTCAAGCCTAAGTGGAAAAGTCTTACCGAGCGTGAAATCGAAGCGTTGATTCTTGAAGGCGACACATACTGGTGGAACGCAGAAGACTACATTCGTAACGTCATAGCCAAACTCAAGGAGAAGAACGCATGAGTGATGGCTACCACTGCGTAGTGTGCGGCAGGTTTTTGTTGGCAAACGAACACGGGGTCATTGTGCATGACGATATATTGCATCCGCAAGAAATGGATTTTGCAGACGAGGAGAAACCACAATGACTCCATTAGTTTG